GATGCAGTTTGCGCTTACTAATTTTGAGGACGAGGGTGTGCGGTTGATGATGAAGACAACCACCGGACAGATTAACAAGTACAGCGGGTACAAAAGCCCAGCACAGGTGACGACCGTAGATTACCAAGATGCAGGCGTGGATTACGAATCCTATGTCCGCACCAAAGACTTTAACTTTGGCGATCCGTTCTCGGCCAAGTACGGAAGCCATTTTGAGGTTATCTTTGACGATTCATTCTCAACCGATGCGTCAATTTCAATTCAGCGAGATATTGATGTTGGAGACATTGATGTTCAACCAAACCTGAATATCTCTAGCGCGGCGCTTACGCTTGATTTCGTGCTTCCTGCTGTTCTTCCAACCTCGGTCAAGAAAAGGCTTGCCAGCGACCTTCGCACATACGAGAAATGGAGATTGCTGAATATCAAGATTACCAGCGCGGCAAATAAAATGGCTATCCGACAAATTACGGCTGCTGCCAATCCGGACACCATCGAGGTGCAAAAGACTCTGTGACGGCTGTGGAGTTTATTGAGGCTTCAGGAGTTCCTGAATCCATGTGGCCTAACTTCAGGGAATGGTTTAACTGGCATTCCGAGCGTGGCTTGGTTGGGATTGCCAAGGATGGGGAAGAGGTTGCCGGAGTGGCCATTGCCAGATGCATAAAAGGAATGGAAGTGCCTGAGCCATATCAACATGACGAGGATGGCGAGAGTGTGTTTGTGGACTTGACCGTGACCTCTATTGGTGGTATTACTAATGCCCTGAGTCGCAAGGCTCTGAAGTGCCTGCTGTCGATCCTGTGGGATCGTTTTGGTCCGCGCAGGAGGATCACATTCAAACGCAACGGTTTTTACAAGGAGTACGATTACTACAAATTTATGCGAAAGGCACTGAACTAATATGGGCGGCGGACCATCCATCCCGGCACCCCCTCCCCCTCCAGACCCAAATGCGGTCGCGCAGGCTAATGCAGAGGCATATAAAAAGAACGTAGAAACATACATTGAAAAAGCTCCAGAAATGGCAGCTTTGGAAAATAAGCTTCGCATCCAATATATGCCACAGCAACGCTCGCTAGAGCGACAGCTTTCAGCCCTAGACCAGCAGGCATCTACGATTGCAGCCCTACAGCTAGAGCGTCAATATGGCGGACAAAGAACACTTGAGGGGCTTCGGCGTTCATACGAAATTAGTCCTCAAGCTTACGCGCTTAATCGTGGGCTTGGGACGCAAATGACAAGACAATTTGAGCAACTTTATGGTCGCAGTCCGTATGCATCGGTTGAGCCATCTGTTGCATTTGCTCCGCGTGAAATGCCTGCATCATATTATGGAACAATTGGCACCAATATAAGCCAACCAAAACTTGAGGCTTAATATATATGGGAAGCAATTACGGAAGTCCGCTAAGGGGAACAACCATAGAAAGACCAAGCAGGTATAGGGTTAATGAACTTGGTCAAATTGAAACATTACAGGGATTTTCCGAGGCACATGGATATAATAATAATCCAATAAATAGAGGAGCTTTGGAAGCATCAAAAAATAAGGCATCATCCTGGGATAATCAATCAAAAAATTTTCCATTTACAACTATTGAGCAAGCATCAAACGAAGTTAACAAAGTTCAACAAAATCGACTTCAAAATCTTGAAAATCAATATAAGGAACAACTTTCAATGGATAGGATGTATACATCACTTTCCGATCAAATAGCTGCGCTTAGTGGAAGGAGTCAGACAAATCCTGCAACCCCACAGCAGTATAATGAGGCACTGTCTGCCATATCTGCACCAAGAGCGTTTGGATCTTCCGACCTTGCAACAAAATTAAACTTTCAAGTTTCAGATCAACAGATTGTTGATGATTACAACAATACCAAGCTTGGAAAGCTTAACTCAATTATTGATCGTGGAAATGCCCAGATTGCAGGAATACAGGAAAGGCTTAATGCCGCACAGACGCTTTTATCACAACTTCCAGAAGGAGATCCACGCAGAACATCAAGCAATGTTTACGTCAATCAGTTAAAATCAGATTTAAGCAGCGTCCAAAGCGCTGTTTCCGATGCGACAAATCAGGTAAATGATTTCAAACCAGTTACGGTTGGATCTCCTGAGGCATCAAGGGAAATAACCTCTTTTCGTGAGTTTCTGCAACTTCCAGAAGAACGCGCCACGCAGCAGTTGCGCCAGATTGATCCTGAATCATACAGAACCGCCGTTGGTCTTGGCCGTCAATATCGCCAGATGGCCACACAACCTCTTGGACAAACAACAACAGAGCAAACTGAGCAGCTTCGCAATACCATAGAACAGGAAGCGTTAAACCAGCTTCGTCTTGGCTCGACCATCGGGGCGGAAGAGCGGCGTGGATATGAGCAGGCAATCCGTGGAGCACAGACTGCGCGTGGGAATATATTTGGTCTTGGACCGGCAGTGCAGGAAGCAGCTCAGATTGGTGCAGCCGGAGAACAACGCAAGCTTGCGCGTTACGGGGCGGCGCAGCAGTTCTTGGGTTCAGGAGAAACAACTGGAGCAGCAGCCGCAAGGGATCTTGCATTGCGTGACGCACTTACCCAACAGCGCCTTGGTGCTGCCGCAAGTTTTATTGGAGGAGGACCATCTCTGTATAATTTAAGCCAAGCACGCACTGGCGCACAGCAGGCTGCGTTCCAGAATTATGTGCAGGCAAATCAAGCGCTTCCTGGTCAGTTCGGTCAGGCTCCAAGTACGGCACAGCCGTTTTATCAGGCTGTTGATCAGGGTATTCCGACTAATCTTACTAGCACATTTGCAAATTTATATGGATCAATGGCTGATTATCAAGCAAGAACGTATGGAGCATACACAGCGGCACAAGCTAGTAGACCCACGTTTGCACAGCAGTTTGGTGCAATCGCAAGTGGTATCAGCGGACTTGTTCCGTCGTTCAGCTTTAGCAAATAAGGAGAAATTATGGGTCTTCAATTTAATATCGAGGGGCCGGAGACGAGGAAGGCAAGGGAGCTTACTCAAGCCTTGCAGGAAGAACAATTAAAGAGATACCAAGAAGACAGAATGGCCAGAGAGTATGAGGCATCAAGACAAGTGATGCCATACGAAAATTTTAAGATTGATGTTGGAGGAGAGATGATTGATTTTCGTGCCTTAAGCCCAGAACAAAAGCAGGCATGGAAGCAGCAACAAGAATCAAATTGGATGATGGATCAGAATCTTAAGATGGAAAAATATAAGACGCAGATGGCAAAGGCGCAGGTTGAGATGGATAAACTCAACGTGGAAAGATCAAAACTTGCCACAGAAATTAACAAGGGTAACGAAAGATTTGGTCCAGACATTCTTCCATTTTCAAAACCATATAAAGAGCAAATGGCTGAAATTGATACAAGAATCAAGGAACAGCAAGAAAAGTATATGCGTGCCGGGTTTGGAGCGCAGTCAATGACAGGGGAAACAATGCCTGCATCCTATGGCGTTCCTCCTATTACGAAACCACAACCAGCACAGCAAGCACCATCTGGACAACAAGCACAACAGCCACAGACACAGGCGCAGCAGGCACCAGCACAGCAACCCACACAAGTTCCATCATACGCTGATGAGGCTGCTGCAAAAGCGGCAGGCGCAAAGGCTGGTGATATTGTTATTCTTCAAAATGCCAAAAAGGCGGATGGCACAGTCGGACCAGCAAGAGTAAGACTGACCCGTTAATTTATGGGCTACGAAGTCCTAGAGGACGAAAAGCCCGGATACGAAGTCCTGCCAGATGAGCAGGCCGGATACGAGGTTATCGAAGAAATTCAAGCGCCAGAACAGGCGGAGAAACCATCCGCACGCGTCGAGCCAACCGAACCAGTGCAGCCATCCCTTATCGGTGCGTCATTAAGATCGGTTGGAGAGCAGGTTATTCCAGGGGCTTCTGCCGTGGCTGGAACACTTCTTGGGGCGGCTGCGGGTGCGCCTGGGGGGCCGGTTGGCATAGCTGCCGGCGCATTGGCTGGCGGAACTCTCGGATACAAAATAGGTGAAACAGGCCAGCAGGGGTTGGCAAGGCTTTTGGCCGGAGAACAGGGATACGAGGATTACCAAAGGCTTCGTGAAGCCGACAGAGCCAGATATCCAATAGCCACAACATCCCTTGAGATAGCCACGCCTGTCGCCATTGGGGCTGGTGCCGCAAGGCCGACGCTTGCGATTGACAGATTTCAACAAGCTTTTAAACCTCAGATTGCACCAGTTGCGAGGATTGCGGAAGAGACTGCAACAGGTCAGCCGATTAGACCAGGAACAGTCGGTGAGGCTGGATTTGAGAGTGGAGTTAAGGCACCAGAATTTAAGATGCCTGAGCCAGCCAAAGGATATGCAATAGCAAAAACTGCGCTTAGGGAGCTTAAATCAGAGAAAGTTCCAACCGCAGTTAAGGCCGAGATTGCAACCCAGCCGGATACGGTAAGGAAGATTTATGGAGTTGCGGCAAAGCGCGGAGAGCTTGAGGATTTACCAACGGATGAGCTTTCAAGAGTTGCAAGGGAAAGCACTGATCCGATTGAATCACAGGGCGCAAGGGCATTGCTGTACGCAAGAAACATTGACAGCGATCCTGCAAGCGCTGCCATAAATTTGAACGAGTTTGTTAAAATGAACTCGCAATTTGGACTTGGATTAAGAAATATACAGGAATACATAAATACTCCGGCTGGATATATTTCCACAATAAGGCAGCAAGCTGAATCGGTTGGCAGGAAAATTCCAGCACAAGTCGAGCAACGATTGGCCGATTTGTTCACAAAAAGCAAACAATCAAAAGATGCGCTTAAGACTGCAATAAACAATTACAGAAATACCTTAACGGACGACTCGGCAAAACTTGCCGAGGAAGCACAAAAAATCGCCCAGCGCGATGCGGTAGAATTGCAGAGATATTCAAGAAATGTAATACCAAAAAGATTTTTAACAGAAACATTTCCGCAGGCTATTCAGCTTACATTGCTGACACCACTATCCTTAACAAAGAATATATTCTTTAACGTAAATAGGGCAGTTGCTCAAACGGGCGTACGGGCGATTGCAAATGTGGGTGATTCAGTTCTTTCATTTTTATCAAAACAACCAAAGACAATTACCCAATCTCCAACAACTGCGCGGGCTGCATTAGGTGGCGCAATATCTGGATTCAAAGAGGCCGGAAGAACATTTTTCAAAACAGGCATACCAGAAAAAGCAGCGTTGGCCGGTGAGGGGGTGAAAGGTACCGATGTGTTTAGGTCTCTGGCTCAGGCCATAACTGGCAAAGACCTAGTTGTAAACGAAAGAGGAAGAGTTGCTGTTGCAGATAGAATTAGGAAGTTTGCCGAAGGAGTAATTGGTTCATATACAGAACCCATGGGCAGGGGTCTTTCTGTCGGAGACTTACCATTCAGAAGGGCGGCAGAAGCTAGGCTTGTTACTGAAAGGGCATTGCTTGGGGGCGCAAGCAAAGAAGAGGCACTGGCAGCGGCAAGGTTTCCAAAGAAATCTGAATTAAGCGCTATTGAAAATGAGGCGGCAAAAGCCACATTCCAACAAAACACCAAACTTACAAGCGCAATTCAAAGAGTTGCCGATGTTATTGCAAGCATACCTGCGGTTGGGCCATTGCTATTAAGGGCAAACATTCCATACATTAGAACGCCGGTTAATGTCGTAAGCGACGTTGTTGATATTGCGGTTCCTCCGATTGCTTTTGTTAAATCAATATATTACGTAAACAAGGGAGATCGAAGGCAGGCGTTGGATATGGCTGCTAGGGGAATGATTGGATCTGTTATGGGAATGGCCGCATCAGCGCTTTATAGGGCCGGACTTATTACCGGATCTGCTGGTAAAAGCGAAAAACAACGCGGTATTGAGTATGAGGTTCAGCCTCCCAATACCTTAAACAAGTCTGGGCTTGAAAGACTTCTCCATGGCGAAGATCCATCAATACAGATAGGTGACGAAATGAGAAGTTTTGAAAATTTTGGATATCTTGGAACTGTTTTTAACGTGTATGCAAACGTTCTTTCAAAAGATGGAAGTTCTGGAATTATTGAAGACGCTGCCAATGTGGCATTCCTTGGCATACCAAATGTTGCAAGCTACACCCTAAACCAAACATTCCTAAAAAGCACAAATACGCTTTTGAACGCGATTAACAGGGAGCAGTATGATGGCTATCTTCAGTCATTATATGGGTCGATTTCATCAGTAGCATTTCCTGGCACATTGCAAGCCATCAATCGGGCATACAGAGAGTACATGGTTGATATAAAGTCAGATGACAAGCTTCAGGGATTCCAGAATGTGTTAAAATCAAAAATGCCTGAATTTGCCGCAAATGCTTTGAATCTCGAAAAACTCCCGCTAACAAGAAATTTGTGGGGAGAGCCAATCAAGCAAACGCCTGAGGGTGAAAACCCATTCTTCTACAATTTCTTTGATGTGACGAGAAGCAGGTCGGTCAAGTCGGACGAGTCCAACTTATTTCTTTACAGGCTATGGAAAGACACAAAAAACCCGGATGTACTTCCGTCGGTTCCTGGCAGAAACATAACAATCAAGGGAACAACATACAGGCTTACAGAAGAACAATATGCTGATTTTCAGGAAGAGGTTGGTCGCAGAAGGAAGGCCCTTGTGGACAGAGACATTGAAAGCCCAACCTTCATAGTTGCAGAACCGGAATTTCAGATTAAGAGATTAAGGAAAAATTACGAAAAGGGATTTGAGGACGGCAAAAAACAATTCATAAAACTAAACAGGGAAGACTTGGTTCCCCTGGAGAAATAAAATGCAAAGATACGAAAAAAATATGGCGGAAATGTTTAAGAGAACTCCAGCGGTTCCAGCCCCAAGCGCACCAATTCAGTCGCCTAAAATTACAGCCGAACCAGCACCACAGGTGCAGGCTCAAATCAAGCCAGAGGTTGGATATGAAATCATTTCCGAGGAACCCCAAGTTGGCGCGGGTGACCCGCTTGTTTCGGCAGCAATGCAAACAGTGGATTGGGAGGCCCGAAGAGATAAACGTGGGAATTTGTCGGTTTACGCCATGCCGAGCGGTGATCTTGGAGGAAACTACGAGGTGGCCGGAATAAACGACCGTTATCATCCACAGGCATTTAAAAGAATATCATCCCTACCGGCAGAGCAAAGAGAAAAAGCGGCTGCCGAATACATAAAGGAGTACACATCCCCTTTTGTAAATCAGTTGCCGGAACAAATACGTCCATTTGCACAAGACTTGGCCTTCAACCGTGGGGCTGGCGGTGCTACCAAGTATATCCAGCAGGGGTTAAACATCCTTGGCCAGAAAGTTTCCGTTGACGGAGTTCTTGGGCCAAAGACATTGCAAGCCATCGGAACAGTGCAACCAGGCGCGCTTATGAAGGCCGCAAGCCAAGCCCAGCTTCAGGACGAATATGCCAGAGCCAGAACAAACCCGGAAAGAAGGAAATTCCTTCAGGGTCTTGAGAACAGAATAAACAACAGGCTCTCTTTATTCGGAGCCGTCTGAGTCGTAAATATAGGTCTGCCCGCTATTCCCGGCGTAATAGTTGCCATCCCTGACCCTCATATTGCCAGCAGTGCCGTATGAAAAGTCCCCATCAACCACGGTCAGCTTGCCGTTGCCGTAATACATATTCCCGCACGATGCGTACAGCCCTGTCGTCGTTAAGAATAGCGGACCGCTTTTCACCACAAGTCCGCTCTGCGTGATGGCGACTCCGCGCCCACCGCTAAACACGGCGTTGCCGGACGGGTATGTGGTACCCACAAACTCATCCAGGTCTTGCCCCATCACCGGTGCCACCAGCACCGCCATTAGGAATAGTGTTGCTTTCATGCGTAAAAACTCCAGCATCTGCTCCGCCTAGTAAAGCATGAAATTAACCAACCGCCAGATAGGAGCAGTCGGGGTGGCCAGGGTGGCCGGGGCGTTGTTCCGCAATGGCTACTCCGTGCTTGCCCCTATGGAGGATTTTGCTGGTTATGATCTAGTGGCAGAGAAAGATGGAAAGTTTCACAGAATCCAGGTAAAGACAACCAGCCGAACAGAGGGAGACAAAACTTATTATCGTTTTATGACCAGCACTGGATGCGAAAGTAAATTAAAATACACAAGGGATCGTATTGATTATTTGATTGCGTGGGCTATGGATGAAGACTTGTTCTGGCTGCTAAGACCATCCGATTGCAAAGGCCCAACCAAAAAGCTATACCCAAAGACGGGATCATCATGGCGCATCGTAAACGACCTATGACATCGCGGGATGCTTGGCGCATCTTTGAGGAAGCCATTAGGGATTCTAATGACATCGAAGAGGCGGCCGAATGGTTGCGTGCAAATTCCGATGTGGCCAGAAAGATGACGGGTGCGGGGCTGCTGGCTTGTTTTGAGGAAGACATTAAGCTTAAAAAATAAGTATTGACGTATTTGCGCGATAGATCAATATCGCGCCATGTACCTGCCAGGAGAACACAAAGTCCTGCTTTCTGGCATGGACGCTTACTCCCAGAAAATCCTAATGGGCATGGTGCTTGGTGCGGCTTGCTGCGAATCTCCAAGCAACACATTTGTCGTAACGCAACGCGCCATTTCCGAGTTTTCCGACAAGTGCAAAAACGCCAAGCCGGTGTTGGCGTTGCAGGGGTCGCTTGACAGTGATGTTACCATGGAACTCCTATGGCAATAAACTCCAGACGTAAGGGCGCTGCGGGGGAGCGCGAGTTTGCATCCTACCTGCGTGAGCAGGGATGGCAGAAAGCTCGCAGAACGCAACAGTACGCTGGCAATCCAGAGGGCGGATCTGGCGATGTGGTTTGCGCCAATTTTCCATTTCACTGCGAAGTCAAACGTTGCCAACAGATCAAGCCTGAAGAGTGGATGCGTCAGGCCAAGTCCGATGCGCCAGAGGGCAAGATCCCCGCAGTGTTTTTTCGCCGCAACGGCGAGAAGAAGTGGCTGGCTATCGTGCAAGCCGACGATCTTTGCGAGATTGCCCGCCACATAGCTCCTCCAAATTTTACGGTAGATGTCGTCCACACATCCCCTGTTGCAACCACCGTGGCGCAGGGGTTTGTAATGCCTTCCCAACCAATAAATCCAAACAAACCAAACTAGAAAGGACGAAATGAATACAGAAATAGAGGAAATTAGACCAAGACAGATGTTTATGAAAACATCTGAATTATCTAAAAAATTAAATCTATCTATTAGAACAATAGAAAGATTAAGAAATGATAAAATAATTCCATACATGAAAATAAGCAAAAGAATTATTTTACATGATTACGATAAAGTATTGGATGCGTTAAAAAACAAAAGCAAAAACTATAATGAAATAGAGGAGAATAAATAACATGAGCCTAACCATCAGTGAGACATCAAAAAACACAGAACGCCAGTTGCCCGAAGCCGGAGCGACCATCGGAGTTCTATTCAGCGAAGTTGACCTTGGCACCCAAAAGGTGTCCTGGGACGGCGAGGAGAAGTGGACCCCCAAAATCCGCTTGGCCTTTGAATTGCCGGATCAAGTCATCGAAGGCGAGGTGACTGAGAACGGCAAGACGATCAAGGTGACGAAGCCGATGGTTGTCTCCATCGAACTCACCCGCAGCCTTGGAGAGCGTGCGACCTTGCGGAAGCACCTCGAAACTTGGCGGGGTCAGGCGTTTACCAGCAAGGAACTTGCCAGCTTCAGCCTTAAGAACCTATTGGGCAAGGCTTGCTTACTGACCTTGGTCCACAAGACCAGCCAAGCGGGTCGCAACTACTGCGCGATCCAAGGCATCGCCAAGCTGCCCAAGTCTATGAAAGCTCCTGCCAAGACCGAGAATGCCCATATCTTCTATGAGATCGAGCAGGGCGAGGGTGGCCAGTTCAACGAACTGCCTGAATGGTTGCAGGAGAAGATCCGGGCAAGCAAGGAGTTGTCCGGTGCGTCTTCGGCACCGCAGGTCAAGGTTGGAGACACGGACGGAGACGGCAACCAAGTTCCGTTCTAATCCGGTGGCTCTCACTCTCACACAGAAAGAGCCTAACCAATCCCGTCTGGTCCAAACGGACCAGGCGGGACATTGGTACACACAGGAAGGCGAGTCCGCCCACGTTGTCATTGGTAAGAATGGCAATGAGCGCAACACCACGGTCACGGACGCCCGCAAGATGGGGCTGCTTCCGTCGGTAACAAGCGTCCTGGGCATCATGGACAAACCCCAGCTTACCAGCTGGAAAATTTCTTGCGCCATAGAGTCAGCACTTACGCTACCCAAGATGGACGGAGAGTCGCTTGATGAGTACGCAAGAAGGGTTGTCGAGGACAGCAAACAACAAACAAAGAAAGCGGCAGATCATGGAACAAAAATGCATGAGCAGGCAGAGAATATCCTATTGGGACGTAGTTGCTCCAAAGACCCGGAACTTCAGCCATACATCAAAACCTTCAAGGAATGGGCGGAAGACAACGTCGAGAAAACCTACTGGTGCGAAAAGGCACTGGTCGGTGCTGGTTATGCGGGACGGTGCGATGGTTACGTCAGGCTAAAGGGAATTGGTGACGCGATCATTGACCTAAAGAATCGGAAAGTTAATCCCAAATATGATCCATTCTATGACCAGGACGCGGCCCAATTATGGGCTTACCGCATCGCATCGGAAAACCCCAAGGCAGCTTGCGTCTCTGTGGTTCTGGCGGCTAACGATCCCGAAACGCTGGTGATCCACCAGTGGAGCGAGGAAGAACTTCACGAGGCAGGTATTGCATTCCAAGCCATGCTTAAAGTCTGGGCGTGGAGCAAAAGGTACAATCCGCCAGGGATGAAGCTGTGAACGTACCCTATCCGTCCATCACGGAAGTTGCCCAAGAGGCTTACGATGTGGTGTGGCGGATAATGTCCAAGGGATCGGATAAGTCTCAGTTTGGTGATTGGCTGGTCAAGGACAAGCCGACCCATGACTATCATATATCCCGCGCCATACGGCATCTTTCAACGGCGCAGATGCAGCTTCACAAATCTTCACCATGCCCAGATGCAAATGGAGAAAATTCTATTGACCACCTTGAACGCGCTCTGGTAAGAGCAATCTTCACAATCATACAAATAAAGAAAGGAATACCACGACTATGAAGAAGCTGGAGGACATCACAGTGACATTCATCTGGGGCGGCAAGGAGGCCACGGCGTTTGCCGATGTGATCTACAAAACACACCGCGTTGATATTGGTCCGCAAGGCCACCGCGAGCACTACATGGCTGACGTTCCCTACGACATGGATCTTGCAAGAATCGAGGTTCTGATCGACGGCCAACAGGTCAAGGATGACGAGAACCTGACCGAGTTTGCCACGCAACTTCTGCTCGAAGAAGCCGATTACCAGCTTTGCGAGATGGCATGAAGTTCACCAAGTGCGAAAAGGTTGACGGCGGGTGGGCTTTGTACGCCGTGAATGACAAGGAAAAGAAGGAAGTGCAGGTGTGCTTTGTGGGAGCGGGCTTGCCGCTCGAAGCGTGGGTGGACATGAAGGATATGAAGAAATGAAGAAGGTTGTCGTAACACAGGCTTTTGGTGATGATTGGCTGGAAGTTCTAAACCTTACCCGCCCGCGCATGGAGGCTTACTGCAAGCGGCATGAGCAGGACTTCATCTCCATCGAGAAGCCGTTGGCGGACCCGGTTCAGTACACCAAGCTTGTCATCGGTAACATTATGGCAACCCGTGGATATGACCAGGTAACATTCCTTGATTGCGATGTTTTGGTCGCGCTGGATTGTCCAGACATAGCCAAGTCGTGCGAGGATGATTTTGATTTCCTTGCGTTTGACGAGGGTGTCTACCTTGACCGCAAGAAGGGGCTGGCGGATCTGGCCAAGACCTACGGGTTTCTTCCGGGGTTTCAGCCATCCTTCTACTATAACACCGGCGTGTTTGTTATGAAGAAGGGCGCAATCGGGGCATTGTCTCAGCCGCCGCTTGGACTGTTCCCAAACCACTTTGCCGAGCAAACATGGCTCAACCTACAACTTCACCTATGGGCAACGGCAACAGCAAGCCTTGACCCGGCATTCAACTGCATGACAAGCGCTGAGGAACATTTTGGCCTGAACCGATACAAGGATGCAAACATCATACATTACGCCGGTCAATCAAACGACATGGCCAAGCTTTGCGGCCAGATTGAGAGGGACGAGAAGAAGTTACAGGAGGAAATACGATGATTGCCGAGGGAATTAGGATTGGGCTAACTGCTGGTGTTGCTGTTGTGTTTTTTATCATTGGAATCATAGTTACAATATTTGCGGTTGGCGCATTTTTAGATTTAATACTACTTCCATTCAGATGGAATGGTATAATGAAAAGGCACATTGAAAGAAAAAAAGTGGATGAAATGATTAAAAATGATCCAATCTTTTCAAGGTTTAAGCGATGACTCCGGTCAAGGTCATACCCTATGGCGACAAGTGGAGGGTTGTCACGGCCTCGATGGAGAATCCGGTGGGTCCGCGCCTATGGGGAGCCGAACCGCCAAACGGATTGCCACCGGCTGATGATATTTTCGACGACAAACAAAACGCCTTGGATGCGGCGAGGTTATGGAACGCTTATTCGGCCTGGGCGGATAATCATTCAGGCAGGAAAAAGAAATGGTCAAAGGCAAAGCGAACCGCCTGAGTCACGAGGAGCGAATCCAGCTTCTCGCAAGCGAGATTGCCATCAGGGCAATTTATGACCTGCGCCTATTGCAGCGCAGAAAGGTATTGGTTGGCGAAGAGATTGTTCCGCCAGAACAACGCCCGCGCCTTACCGATTGCTGCTGCTACCGAGAGGATGAAAACATCAAAAATCTGCTTGACGATTTTAAGAACGGATCGGTACTATTCTGGTGCAGGGCTGGTGGAGCAAATATTGACCAAACAACTCTAAACCGGATGCTGAAAAGGAGGAAACATGATAATGGAATATCTGAGGTTCTTTGCTGAAGTGAGCGCACATATCATTCTGTTCGCCCTGCTTGCGGGCGCTGGCCTGATGCTGCTTGTGTTTGCCGCAAGTTTTATGGCTTGGCTTATTGCAAAATCCAGAGAGGAAAAATCGCAATGGACGAACTGGGACAAATAAAGTTTTTAAGCGAGCGGGAGGTCACGATGGTCGAGATGATGTTCGACATCGATGATAATGTTGCCGACAAGCTTGCGTCCATTGGATTTAATAGGATTAAATACGATAGGGATGAGCTATGCAATTACGCCATCAGAAAGCTTTTGGAGGAATACGCCGAAAGGAAAAGCAAATGCAAAACGAAAAACCGTTCAAGCAGAAGATCCTCACGGCGGTAACGGTCCCGCAAGTCCTGACCCCGGGCCAGTGCGAACTGGTCATCCACGATGCCACCAAGATCGGGATGAAGCGTGCGCCGGTGCTGTCCAGGGATGGCACGAATGTCAAAAGTCGCACCCGAACCTGTGACTCTTGTTGGGTGCCGAAGTCTCCGCATTTCCAGTGGCTCTACAATTACGTCGCCGCCGTCACTGATGACGTAAACAACGAACATTACCAGTTCGACATAACCGATATGCAGCAGCTTCAGGTGTTGAGATACAGACCTGGCCAATGGTTCAAATGGCATTTTGACACAATTGAAACCGAGGGAGACATAAGAAAGATGACAATGGTTATTAACCTATCAAGACCAGAGGAATATATTTTTGGCGGCTTGATGGTTGACGGAAATTGGCATAACTCTGAAAAAAGCAGGCAGCAGGGGTCTGCAAGTTTCTTTCCAGCGTGGATGAAGCATTGTGCCCGCGCACCCATCTGGGGAACACGCTGGGCGTTGGTCGCATGGATCACAGGACCGGCATGGAAATAACACCCATCGACTTTATTTTGTTTGCCATGTTCGTTGCGCTGGCCGCAATGTGGATGGACAAATAACAACCAACAAGGAGGTAACTATGCCACTCGGTAAAGACATCGGGAAAAACATCAGGGAACTACGCGCTGACAATCGCAAGAAAGGATCGGCTCGCGGGGCTGGCGGTACGCCGCGCTCGCAGAAGCAGATCTTGGCCATCGCGCTTCGCGCAGCCGGGGTTCCCAAGAAGTCTGGCCGCACCTTCCGTATGCGCTCGCGCTAATGGAAGACCGGTTGACATGGCTGGCCGACATTCTGGCGCGGGTGCGTAGGAAGTTGGCCAGCCATCGGGACGACATCACACACGCCGAGGCGCATAAGGTACGCGAGATCATTGCGGACGTTGACGCGGCTGGGTTAATCACAAAGGAGTTAAAGAATGAACACACAGCAAATACTGACGGACAGAATCAAGGCACTTGAGGACAACAGCCACCTGCTTGAGAGGCGGTTGGTGGCGGCGGTCCAGACCATCCAAAGGCTGCGCCACGACATCACGGTTGGGCGCATCGAGCGAAAGAGAAAGAACTTTCAGGCAGCCGAGATAGCGGTGGCCAACATCCTTGATGAGAGGGAAATCGTGGTGCCGAAGGAATTGGCGGTTATCCCATCCAGAATCAAGCCGGGGTGCAAGCGGTCGGGCGCAAGGAACCGCACCCAGGAGATAGTCAGCAAGCGATGGGGACTATGGAAGATCCAGCATGAGCAGGGCTACACCACCCACCAGATCGCACGGGCTTGGAAGTGCAACAGGACATCGGTCGAGTACGCCCGCAACAAGGGCTTCGTGGCGGGGTGGAAATGAATGAGCGCACCCATCTCGACCTTTTCTCAGGCATCGGGGGATTTGCCTTGGCAGCCAAGTGGAACGGGTATAGAACCGTTGGCTTCTGTGACAATGAGCCATACGCCCAAGCGGTCATCAAAAAGCACTGGCCGGAAGTCCCCTGCCACAAGGACATCAGGGAAGTACGAGGCGACCTATACGCAGGAGTCACTCTTCTCACAGGAGGGTTTCCGTGCCAGCCATTCAGTGTTGCCGGGAAGCAGCGAGGCAAGGACGACAACCGCTATCTCTGGCCGGAAATGTGCCGAGTCATACGCGAGGCAAGGCCAGCTTGGATCATTGGTGAGAATGTTGCTGGAATCGTCAACCTGGCACTCGACACGGTGTGTGCTGACCTGGAAGCGGAGGGTTACGAGGTCGAGCCGATCATTATTCCAGCTTGCGCCGTCGATGCTCCGCACAGAAGGGACAGGGTGTGGATCATCGCACGCAATGTGGGCGACACCAAACTCGATGGATATGCTGCCGCCCAGGGATTCGGAAAACTGCTCGACCAACCAGAAAAACAGAGAGGGCAGGTCGAGGAGCGGAAATTTGCGGGAGCAGGTGGTTCATCCGCAGATGTGGCCGACGCCGATTGTGGACAACTCGGCCGAAGTGAACCCGAAGGACAATCGGTTCAGGTGTCTGGTGAAGGCGGTGAACGAGTCGGTGATGTGGCCAACAGCCAGCGCACGAGACTGGAAGGACACGGGAGAGTTGAGGGCAACGATAAGGAAGGATGGAAAGAACAGGATCGACACATTGGGGAGAGTGGTGACGGCGGATGGCAACCACATCAATGGCTCTCTGAACCCAACGTGGGTCGCGTGGCTCATGGGGTACCCAACCGAGTGGCTAAACTGCGTGGACTCGGAAATGCCATCGTCCCGCAAGTCGCGGCGGAAATTATCAGATGCATCAACAAAGTAATGGAGGATAAAAATGAACGTGAAGCAGGAAATGATAAAGGAAATAATGACAGCCTTGCCAGAAGGCGAGCTTGAGAATCTTTGCAAGCTTGATCTTGATGACTTGGCTAAATGCTATGTGGCGGTTGTTTCAACCAAAATGGAGAAATCCCAATGAAACTCTGGACAAACCTCACCAACCAAATCCACAAGGTCGATGACCAAATGCTGTTCCCGCGCAACACCTATGTGCTGCCGGACGAACTGACGGGACCGACCTGGGACGAATCCATACCCTGTCCGCACAAGATCAAGCCTTACTATCCGGGCCGCGCAACTGGAGGCGCAACAGCTGTTTACCGCGCAGGAGCATTGGGAGACGCAATCATCACAACCGCCTTCGTGCATTACCTGGTCAACGAGTCTGGCGGCTGCGTGGATCTCTACGCACCAGCCAGAAACCTTCCGCTCTACGCTGGGCTAGGTGCCAAGCTGTTCCCGCTTCCGCCAACGCTGGAGGCTTGGGATAGCTATGACGCTCACCTACCGACCGACGACTTGTTCTCCGGTCAGGTTGGAAACACCAAGTTAGGGACAGGGCCGGGGAACTGCTACGACCGCATCTATACCTGGATGAATGCGGGCGATGTTGATCCCAAGTACAAACGTCCGCACCTGTACCTGATCGAACCCGACCACAAGGAACTGATCGAGATGCACAAGTGGCCGATCAAGGGTGACTACTTCGCCTACCATGTCTCCAGTTCCGGCCCGACCCGCACCTACCCGCCCAAGATGGGTCAGGATGCGGTCTTGGCGTTGCTCGAAGCGTTCCCCAACCACAAGGCCGTCATCATCGGGCTGGACAACTCTAACAACTTCAAGGTGGACCATCCCAGGGTGATCGACCTGTTCAACGTGACCAAGCAGTTCCGCACGCTGTTTCCCATCGTCAGCGGGGCGGACTTTGTCGTGGCACCGGACAGCAGTGTCAACCATGTGGCCGCCGCTTTCGACACGCCTTGTGTGTCATTGTGGGGAAGCTACCACCCCGACGACCGCATGACGTACTACCCGAAGAACATCTCGGTCTTCAAACCGGACACCTGCCCACACGCTCCGTGCCGCCCTCATGCGGGTCTACCGCAGCAGAAGTGCAAGGACGCAACCAACAAGACCGCGAAAACTCAAATGTGGTGCAATGCGCTACGCAACATCACTGCCCAGGACATCGTCGATGCGGCGAAGAAGGCGATGGAGTTGGAGGGATAATTTCAATGCCGGAAGTGGTGTGCAGAGAGATTCTGCAACGGGCTGTCCTCCTAGTGTGTGTCGCCTCTTGAATCATCCGGCATGAATTTTTTATGAACCCGATGCCCCGAATGGTACGCATGGAGATCATGCGGCTGGCCGATAAACTCAGCCATTTGAAACAAAGGGGCATTATTTTTCAAATAAGCAAGACTTATATCATGCGGAAGCTACTTGCGCGGGTGTTTTAGGCGGGCATGATCCGAGGCTAATAAATGAGTTTCGATCAAGACTTCCGTACTATTATCAAAAGGCTTTGCGGGGTTAGCGATGACGCGCCAGCCAGCGAATTTTATGCATCCTGCGCGGCCATTGCCATGTACTGTCGCGTGTGGAACGCCGGACAAGATGGAGCCATAAGAATCTTCAAGGCAAAGGGTGGCCCACTCACATCAAGCAGAATAAGCAGAACCGATGCGCTTGAGCTTGTGGCTTGCGCCTTTGCCCACTCATACGAAAGCGAAGTCGAGCGGATGTTCCATAAGGCATGGAACGATGAAGCATTAGATTACCTAATAATACAGCATTGCGTGGAGTGCAATGGCAGGTCGTATAGGTTTGATTTCGCAAATCCAGAAATCAAGTTGGCCATTGAGATCGACGGCTACGCATACCATAACAGCAGGGAATCATTCACAAGGGATCGGGCTAGGGACAGGGATTGCACTGAAAATGGCTGGACTGTTTTGAGATTCGCAGCAAAAGAGGTCATGGATGATGCCAAGTCATGCGTGGATCAGGCGATCAAATGCACGAAGGCAATCATGGAAAGGAAAGCGTGAGACTACCCCAAAGAACCGAGAACTTCATCAGCAACGGAGCAACTGAGGGTCAGCGCAACGAGGAGTTGTTTCTGGCCGCACAGCAGTTGCGGGATGCTGGCATGGATGAGGCTTCGGCCATAGACAGGCTTTACCCTTCAGCGGCATCCTCCGGCCTCAAGGACAGGGAGATCGAGGCGGCGGTCAAGTCGGCCTATCGCCGCACGGCAAGGCAACCGCTTGGAACGTCCATCAATCCCTTCAAGCCAAAGGAACCAATCCGCATGGAACCTTGCCCGCAACCCAGCCACCACGCCGATGATGTCAGGCGGTTCCTGCTTGCCGCCTTCAACGAGGGCGACCGGGTGTGCATTGTGGGCGCAATACACCAGGACGACTCGGAAAGGCCGTCGGGCAAAGGAACCATCAAGACCCGCGAGGAATGGCTTAAGCAGTTTCATTCTGGGGTAGAGTTGCCAGATGCGTACGTTGGTGCGTACGTCTGCATCAATCCATGCGGACAATCCAGAAAGTCGGACGACATCACCAATTTCCGCCATGCCCTGATCGAGTTCGACAGTGGAACCATGGAGGAACAGTGGTCGGTCATTTCAGCCCTTGAGCTTCCTTGCTCTGCGGTCATCCATTCAGGCTCACGCTCGGTCCATGCATGGGTCAAGGTCGAGGCCAAGGATGCCAAGGAGTACGAGGAACGTGTCTCCTATCTCTACGCCAAGATGGCGCAGTTCGACATCGACCCCAAGAACAAGGATGCCTCTCGCCTATCGCGCCTCCCCGGTGCGCCCAGGAAACTCGCCAATGCCCACCAGGCGTTGCTCGCAACGAACACGGGGCGCAGCGGATGGAGCGAGTGGAAGGCGCACATGGAGGCGATGAACCTGCCACAGCCTACGCCGTGGCCGGACATCCTTGGATTCAAGGCGGAAGAGGATGGTGATTGCTTGCTTGGCAATCGCTGGTTGTGCAGGGGCGGGAGTTGCGTCTGGGTCGGAGGCTCGGGGCTTGGCAAGTCCACGCTCTGCCTTCAGGCCATGATGACTTGGGCAATCGGCCTGCCGTTCCTTGGCATCGCGCCTAAGAAGCCGCTTCGTAGCCTGCTTATCCAGGCCGAGAACGATCTTGGTGACGTTGCTGAAATGGCACAAGGTGTGCTTCGGCACCTAAAGGGAACGCTAAATCTGACCGAGGAGCAGTCCGCACAGATCCTAGCCAACGTGGTTATCGTCAGGGATTCTACCAAGACCGGGCAAGACTTCGCCAAGATGGCTGCTGCCCTTATAGGATTGCACAGACCAGACCTATGCTGGGTTGACCCGCTCCTGTCCTTCATAGGAGGGGATGCGCTGGCCCAGGAGAACATGACAATGTTCCTTCGGCATTGCCTGAACCCGATCAGTGTGGCGACTGGTGTGACTTGGATGGTAATGCACCACACGCCGAAGCCACCCAAGGAAGGGCAAGGTTCGCAGGTGCTTTATGACCTCGCCTACGCAGGAATAGGGTCAAGTGAGCTTACCAATTGGGCAAGGGCCGTGGTGTACCTTCAGGCGGTCAAGGAAGGGCATTTTAAGCTGTCCTTTCCCAAGCGCGGAGGAAGGGCTGCTATCCCGTGGCCGCAAAGCGATACCGACCTGCATGCCAGCAAGTACGCCACCCATGTATGGCTTAAGCACGCAGAGGAGTGGATGGCTTGGGAATGCTCTGATGGGCCTGAGAACAAGGGCAGGGGAAGGCCGGAACTGACCATAGAACAGGCCATACCAGACTGGCCCAAAGGGCATGGATACAACGACTGCATTGAGCATATTGTGGCATCGGTTGGATGCTCAAAGCGCAAGGCCCAGGAGTTGTTTGCTGCCGCAAAATTGGACGGGACAATCAGCAAATCCGGGGAGGGTTGGGAGATAACTCAGCTTTCGTAAGTCGTTGATAATGGTTTTTGCAGAAATGCGACTTACGCAAGAAACGGGTATACCGCAACAAACCTTTCTGCGGTACCGCAACAATTCGCTTTTTGCCCGCTACCGCAAGTACCGCAAGAAATACCCCTTATAGGGGTATTTCTGCGGTATTGCTGCGGCAGTTCAAAATCTTTTCTGCGGTAGTTAAGGGATGTGAACTATCTCAAATCTTGCGTAAGTGTTTTCAAAATGAAAACGGCGGGTGGGGGTATCTTGGTGGTCGTTTGGCTTGTGGTATACTAGGCCAATGAAACGCCCCGGCCTCTATGCCAATATCAACGCCCGCCGTAAGGCTGGCATCTCCCGCCCCAAATCCCAATCTACCATTAGCCCACGCACCTGGAGGCTTATGAAGGCCAAGAAGGGCGGCTTTCGTGAAGCCAAGGGTTGATCTGGCTTGGGCGTATATTGAGCTTCTCCTTACAGAGAACTCCCGCCTGCATCAGACCATAGGTAAGGTTGACCGGCTTTGCGGTGACATATTGGCTGACTGCTCCCGCGAGGTCTACGAAGCCAACATGAATGACCTTACGGCAGACCTTGAAGATCTTGGAAAATTCCTTGATGTGCACCAAGAAAAGCTTAAACTTCTGGCAGGAGCCTTGAATCAGTGAACCCGCGTAACCTACCGTGTAATAGCCCAAGGCGTACCTCTGGAGCGCGAAAGAAGTTCGTGGTACGAGCCTGTTCTGGCGGCAAGTCCAAGACCATCCGCTTCGGTGATCCCAAGATGACTATTAAGAAGTCCATCCCCGGACGGCGCAAGAGCTTTAGGGCTAGGCATAGGTGCGATAGCAACCCGCCTAGCAAGCTTACCGCACGCTACTGGAGTTGCCGCAAGTGGTAAAACAACGCACCACAGTGCCACGCAATCGAGCGGAAATGGCCCTAGAAACGACGATTGATGCCAAGCAAGTAGTACATACCTGCCAACGCAAGATACAGCCTTTAAAGCGCAAAATCCCCGAATCCCTTGGCAACCGAGCCTGTTGCGTATCTATCGGTCGCTAAAGTAGCATTTCTTATATATCCCTTATAGGACATTCTTTATAAAACCCTTATAGGGCCACCACGCTACCGTTTGTTCTGCTCCCGCCACTTCGCCCAACGCTCCCGCTGAATGCGTGATACGTTTTCGTAATGCTCCCGCGATAACTTCCGGGCCTTTTGCGGCCCCTTAACGCTCCCGCCCTTGCGTCCAAGGGTTGAAAGATACTCTCGAATTATTTGTTCTTTATTCATTTTTTATAAACTCCTTATAGGCCAAAGTTCCGTTTGTTAGTCAAATCAAATCGCCACGCTACCGATTATGGGAGGATGGCGGACTAGGTGAACCGGCAAGGGGTGGAACCTTGGCGGGGGTGGGTGGCTAGAATCTGATCCGTAATTCCTTCACCATCCCACGATCATCTTTTCTTATTTCAACTGGATAAAAACCATCCCCACCGAATCCAGTTGCGACATAGCCAAGATCCAAACTAGCTCCCGCAACTCTGTTTTTCTTTTCAAGATCCCAAAGTTTATCGCAAAACTTCAGCCATCTATCATTACCAACACGCTGGCCGATAATGTTCTGAACCGCATAGCACGGATCAGAAAGCATAATGCATCCAGAATCTACTGGAACGTGTCCCGCAACTTCCCACTTTGTTTTTTTCATTATGTGTTCCCTTTCTTTTCATCCCCACCGCCAAGGATTGTCCCGGCTGCGGTTCCGTTTGTTAGGCTGATTCTAGCGAATCTCACCTTTGCTTCCCCCGATTAAAGGGGAAGACAAGGGGAGACTAGACCGTTTTCAACCGCTTGCGTTTCAATTCCTTTTCCGCCTTTCTGATAAACTCCCTTGCCATTGGGACGGCATTCTTGAATGCCCTGATGACATCTTCAGATGGCCTTGGGTTGAATGCCTTGGCCTTGGTAAACACCTCTGCAACCGAATGAGCTTCCGGCGAGTTCTCAACTTCCTCAAAGTCTGCCTCCAAGGTTTCGGCATATTGAAGCGGGGAGAAATAAAACTTCTCGCTACCCAAGTCCAAGGTTAGGCGAAGTTTCCATTCCTGTTTGCCGTCAATCTGATAAATGTCGGCATCCAAGTAGTCTCCGTTTAGTTGTATTTCTATGTCTGATTTTCTTATTTTGTTCATTGTGTTCCTTTCTTTTATTGTTTTTATTTCCTGCCGATTAACAACGCAAACGCGGCCAAGATCCCGCCAAGGATCAGGCCGTGGGCGAAAACGACTCCGGTTGAGACTTCGGCAATCATATTTTCCTCCCATCTTCAAGAAATTGAATTTCGTTTGCGTCCGATTCATCAATGAATCTTTCTTCGCTTAATTGATCCTCCCATTCTGCGTCAACTTGCTCAACATATGGATAAACCAGGCTTTCAAGTGATTCTTTTACAGAATTGCCGCCCTTGATTGATTTTTGTAAATGCTCAACAAGATTATAATCAAAGCAGTAACCCGTGAGTCCCCCTGCGTCTAATTTGCCATTCTTATCCCTCAACTTGGCCAGAATGTTATTTTCCAGCCAAGCAAAAGCACGCTTGCCGCTTAAATCGTCACAATCTCTTTCCGATATTGTGATATGATTATCACGGCAAGAAGAATCTCCGAGGGAATAGTCTTTTAGCTTGTATCCACCCAATTCAATCAATGCCTTTAGACTTTCAAACATTTCATCTCCCCAATTTAGCCCAAAACTATATTGGGATTCTTTATATCTCTCAAAAGCTTTTTCAAAAGCTTCTGGGTTATGTTCCTTCAATTCTTGTGCGGTGTATGTATTAACTTCTATTGTTTTCATTTACCATTTCTCCTTTCTGATTGTGTAATTCTCAACACCTCTCGCCATCCGCCACGCTTCGGCACGCTCAAGTGATTCGAAGCGAAGGAGGAAGGAACCGGCGCGGGAGTAGATACAGAAGCAGATCATTTCCGCTTCTCCATAATTCCTTCGGCCAGCTTCCGATATTCTCCGTTTCCGTGCCAAGGCACTAGCTCGACAACATAGGATGTCGATCCAGTTTTCTTGTCGTTGTTAAGACTCACCCGAACCGCTCCATCCCAACTTGCAGCGTGAGTGGTCAATTCCCGATGACCGCATCGTGTGGCCATTCCTTTTGCTCCTTGCAGTGTTCCGTATAGTGCGCTCATTGTGTGTATTCCTTTCTTTGGTTTTTGGTTTTATGCTCTGCCAGTATGGCGATCATATTTCGCCATAAGTTTTTCTGCAATCAACTCGCAGAGGGATTCGGTGGCGTGTGCTTCGTGTTCATCATCTGGCTTGATCCGCTCTGCTTCGTCTGCGATGTCGGACAATAATTGAGACAAATCCCGCAAGGTTTCGGGCGTGACAATGTTGTCGGCCAAATCGGAAAGGATTTGACCTGCTTGTTGCCAATCATCGTGTTGGATTGTCGAGCTGATAAACTGCTCGGCAATTTCGTTTGCGGAGATTCGCAGAACTTTGGCCGTCTGCTTGTCGGCGTTGGTGCGTGTGTTGCTCATATTATTACCCGCAAAACTGCTTGATGGTCTGCTCTGCAATCCAAAGCCCCATCTTGCGTTCACGCAATGCATCGGCCTTGCGGTTGTTTTTCTTTGCCTCCGAGGCTCCGATTTCATTGGAAAGAGCGACCTGCTCCTCGAAGATTTTGTCGAGAATCGCAATGCGGAAGGCTTTAACCGCTTCCGCTTCGGTTTTGGTGTGCGTTGTTTGCATAGATGGAGCCTAGTGCAAGCGGGTTGCTTGTGTCAACAATTATTTTTGAGAATCTTTTGTGGTAGGTTGTGCGGGTGGAAAACTCGCCCGACAAGCTGCCCGAAAAATCGAAGAATGGGAAAACCGCATACACGGACGAGATTGCCAAGACAATAATCAATGCGTGCGGCTCCGGCTTTACGCTTGAGAAAGCGGCGGAGCTTGTCGGACTTAATCCGATAACGGTGCAAGGATGGACAAAGAAGCGGCCAGCTTTTGGAGATCAAGTGCGGATGGCCCGAAAAAAACATGAATTAAAGCTTTTAAGGGACATCGAACTTGCGGGAGAGAAGTCTTGGCAGGCAAAAGCATGGATGGCAGAGCGTGTTTATTCTTATGCTCAACCATCGGCCAGGTTGCAAGTCTCTGGCGGAGTGGAACATACAGCGGGCGGATCATTCGCCGCCCTCCTCGCTGGACTCGCATCGCGAAGAGCGGAAAAGAAAGCACAAGTGATTGAGAGCCAGGATGTTAAAGCATTGCCACCGGCACAAGTTGAAGATAATGCTTATTGTGCGACAAACGCATCAGGTCAACAACTTACAAAAGGTTTTTTAAGAAAGCAGCCGATGAGGAGACGAAAGCCAAGGGCAGAAAGCCTTGCAAAGTATCCCCTACACGACACCCCTCCCCCTACGCCCCCCGCCACCGATTCACACGCATAATACCCCCCAAATAATTGCGCCACAAAATAAAAAGAGGTTATGCCGAAGCGTATTCCCAAGTCAGCCCAAAAGGCTCCTGAAGAAGTTTTAGAGCAACTGCTAAACCCTGCGTATTTCGCAGACAAAGTATTGGGCATCAATCTTTACAAGTGGCAAAAGGACGTACTGGCAGATATTGAGCCAATCGACTCCAGAGTCGCTCTACGCGCCGCCAACGGTTCCGGCAAGACTTCCACGGTAATTTCAGGCGTTTTGATATGGCACGCACTGGTCTATCAGCGTTCTGTGGCCGTAACTACCGCCGGAGTTTTCCGCCAGGTCGAGTCTCAGCTTTGGCCTAGCCTTCGCTCCCACATTGCCAAGCTTGGCGGACCCTGGGAGGTCACATCTGGCGAGATCCGCTATCTGCACCCTGACGGCAACACATCGCGCATTATAGGCTATTCTGCGACCGATCCTGGCCGTGCTGAAGGCTGGCACGCCGAGAACCACGAAACTGCGCCATTGCTTATGGTGGTGGACGAAGCCAAGACAGTTGCTGACCCATTGTTTGAAGCCATCAGCCGGTGTCAGCCTACCCGCTTGCTTATTGCGAGCAGCCCTGGTGGTAGCAGTGGTGCTTTCTATCGCGCCTTCACCAAAGAGGCGGATATGTGGAAGAAGCACGCTGTAACAGCCTTCGACTGCCCACATATCACCCAGAAGCAAATCGACGAGGTTATCCAGCGGTACGGCGAAAAGCACCCGCTTACCCGCTCAATGATCTATGGAGAGTTTGTGGACATAGGCAGTGAAAGCCTGATTATTAACCTAAACCAGCTTCAGAACTGCCTTACCAGCCCGCCAGACTTCAGGCCTGGAACCAAGATAGCCGGGGTTGACTTTGCGGCTGGCGGAGATTGCAACGTGCTTTGCGTGCGGGATGGGAACAAGGTTCTGCCAATTACGGCATGGCGCGAAAGGGATACGATGTCAGCGGTAGGCAGGTTTATTGTGGAATTTAAGAAGCACGGCCTAAAGGCCGAAGACATCTATGCCGACGCAAGCGGCCTTGGTATGCCCATGTGCGATGCCCTGGCGGAAGCAGGCTGGGAGGTGCAGCGGGTCAACTTTGGATCGACCGCCTACGATAACGATGCCTATACCAACCGTGCGTCCGAGATGTGGTATGGGATGGCCAAGAAGATCGAGGCGGCTGAGATCATCCTGCCCGAAGACGACGAACTGACGGCGCAACTCACCTGCCGTCGGAGCCTTGTCAATTCCAAGGGAAAATTGGGAGTCGAGTCCAAGGACTCCATGCGCTCCAGAGGTCTTGCCAGCCCTGATAAGGCCGATGCCCTTGCCCTCTGCCTTGATGGTGGTAATATTAGTTTCGACTTGACCTTTCCGGTGGAGAAGCCAACGTGGAGGTCATTGCAGGCTTTGATGGAGTCGAGCGACCCTGTCATGGCTGGCTTCGACGCAGGAGGTTAAAATGAATATCTGGAACTGGATCACTTCTAACTGGACCGAGATTGTTGCCGCCGTTGGCGGTGTTGTTCTGGCCGCACGCATCATTGTCAAGCTTACCCCGACTCCGAAGGACGATTCGATCCTTGAAAAGATCGTCAACTTCCTGAAGTCTGTCGGACTGCAAATCAAATAATTTTAAGTGATCGGTGCGATCCTCAACATCATCGCGTCGATCCTTCGCCTCATTCCCGGCTGGAAAGAGAAGCGCGTTGACCGAGCTGAAGGCGAGTGGCGCAACAACCGTGATTCCATTGATCGCGATCTTGGCCCTAATGCTTGGTGGGTGCGCCACAACGAGTCCGGTGACGAATACGACAGGGGCGGTCGAGACACTGATGCGCGATGAGAACTATCCTGCTGTACGCGATTCTTCTCCTGCCGTCCGCGCATGGGCAAAACGTGCTTTGCATTATATCAACGATCTTTCGTTTGAACTGAACAGGGAAAAGGATAAATGACCGAAAAGGACACAAAGCGCAGGGATTATTACACGCGGATTATTGACGCGCTCAACCAGCGCGAGACCTGGGAGAACCGCCAGCGTTTGTTTTATCAGGCTCGTTACTTTGGGGTTCGCCGCAAGGTCAAGCCTTGGCCGACCGCAGCCGACCTGCACGTTCAGTTGATCGACACGGCCATTGAGAAGCTAAAGCCTTCTTTTGTTAATAGCGCGATTGGCAACGACATTCTTTCCAGCTTCGTCCCGATGCGCCAGCAGTTGACCCCGCTTACCGTTTCCGCCGAGCGGTGGTTCGACTACCAGATGCGCGAGAAGTCCAACTTCCAGAAGGAGATCGTTTCAGTCATCGACAACATCCTTCTATATGGCCGTGGCGTTGCCAAGGTGATCTGGAACGAGGACAAGAAGCGGATTGACTTCGAGGCGATTGATCCCTTCCATATTATCGTACCTTCGTACACCAAGGAATTTAAGGATGCCGATTTCATTGTTCACATCATCTCAACCAGCGTCGATTCCTATAAGGCTAATCCCCTTTACAAGCAGGATGAGAATTTCATCAAAACCATTTCTGGTAAACCGTCCAAATCGGTGGGCTTACGAAGCGAGATTCAGGACGAGATTTACCGCCGTGAAGGAATTACCCAGGAAGCTGAGAATGATCGCATCATTCTTTGGGAAATGTATACGCCCTCCGAGGACGGATGGAAGGTCGAGACTTATAGTCCTCTGGTTATCGACACGGATGTAAGAAAGCCGTTCATCCTTCCCTACCGGCACGGCGAGCCTCCTTTTGTTGATTTCCCCTATGAAGTAACAGGGGGCGGTTGGTACAGCCCACGGGGAGTCGCAGAAATTCTCCTCCCTGGAGAGAATCTACTCAACAAGCTGAAGAATAGCCTGAGTGATTACGTTGAGCTTGCCAACCGACCCGTTTTCGAGGCGCAGAACCCGATCAGCCTCAACACAGCCAACCTGAAGATGCAACCCGGCCAGATCCTTCCGCAAGGGTTAAAGCCGGTGCAGTTCAGCCAGCCGCCATTCGACTTCCAGCGCCTGATGCTGGAGGAGCGGATGTTGGCCGAAGCCCGAATGGGCAATCCAGACTTCGGTGCTGGTTCGCAGTATCAGGTATCCGACCGTAAGACTGCGAC